GCGGACGCAGTGTGCGGATCAATTTATAATTCAATAAGCAGGAGCAAATTTGATTCCAATCAGGAAGTTAATATACACACCTATGAGTCAATGAGTTACGACAATGATTTTGGAACAGAGGCAGACGGAGAAACAAATTCTTATAATATGATTAGGGCTCCGAGAATGCCAGAAAATTTAAAAGACGCAATGGACAGGATGCAAATAATATGAGCACGTATCAAGAAAAAGCAAAAGAATGTAAGTGCTGTGGAAAACACGTACCACTACCCACTGTATTAAAAGAATATAATGGAATAGTTCTTTGCCCGACTACATTTTCTAATGTAATCGAATATAAAAGAATATGGAAACTCGCTGGCCACAGGCCAATGGGTAACATAAGAAAACATTTTTCAGATTATGTTCAGCAAATAGTAGAAGAAACTATTGACAAAAATGAAGACGGCACGTTATAATAGACAACTAGGCAACAATAGCTTAGTTGGTTAAAGCCCCGAACTCATAATTCGGTAATCGTAGGTTCAAGTCCTACTTGTTGCACAGGGAGACAATATGACAGAAGACGAAGCAAATGATGCAAGGCTTGCATACTACTTAGAAATAGGTGCCGTAAGTTTTGAAGGTGTTGATGAAAGCGGAGAAATAATTTATTCAATTAGTGATAGTGCAAAAGAGTTGGCTCCAGAGCTTTGGCAATCACATATAGAATATGTAGATAAGTCTTTAATGGATTTGTATGAAAAAGGTCTTGCCCATATTGAGTACAATGAAGATTTAGAAGCAATTATTAGCTTAAGCCCAGAAGGCCAAAAGCTTGCAAAAGAAATGGGATTGATTGAAATGGATCTGGATCGAGATATTCCAAATGATTAGTCTATGCCTTCGTAGCTCAGGGGATAGAGCGAGACTCTTCTAAGGTCTGCGTCGCAGGTTCGATTCCTGCCGAGGGCACAATGCGGATGTTGCATATTGGTAGTGCCTCTGCCTTCCAAGCAGAAGGGGTGAGTTCGATTCTCATCATCCGCTCAAATAAAAAAATGCTATACTAATCATAAGCAGTACAAAAAATAAGGAGAACAAGATGAACGTTTTAAAAAAGCTTAAGGATTTTTTTGGAGTTAAAGAAGATGTCTATTCTGTAAACATAGATGAGATTTTAGCACCAGCCAAGAAAGCTCCAGCAAAGAAGGTAGCCAAGAAGGCTCCTGCAAAAAAGACAGCTAAAAAGGCACCAGTCAAGAAGGTGGCTAAGAAAGCGCCAACTAAGAAGGCTAAGTAATGTTTGAGTACTACGTTAAAAAGGTTACAAAGGTTGTAGACGGAGATACCATCGATGTAGATATTGATCTTGGATTTGATATCTCATTTAGCTCACGAGTTAGGTTAGCGGGAATAGATACTCCTGAAAGCCGTACCACAGACAAAATGGAAAAAGCGCTTGGCCTTGAATCTAAAGAGTATTTAAAGAAAGCAATTGATGCATCTAAGACTGTTGTTATTAAAACAGAAAAAATGGACTCATCAGAAAAATACGGGCGTATTCTTGGGTGGTTATTCCTAGACGGATCTAAAGTATCAGTCAATGAACAAATGATTGCCGATGGATATGCTTGGGGATACCTAGGGGATACCAAGGTAAAGGACTTTGAAGCACTTGCTAAAGTAAGGGCTAAGAAGAAATAGACAAGATATAAATATTTTGCTATAATAGTATACGGACTGCTCAATAGAGGGTCCGTATATTAATTTATTCGCTTGAAAGGGGAATAACATGGTAACACAATTCGCAATGGATCTATTTAATGATCCTTTTTTTATTGGCTTTAACAGGGACCTAGCCCGTCTAAATAGTGCACACAAAATCAACTCTCAATCATATCCTCCATATGATCTTCTTAAATTAGATGAAGATACATATAGGTTATCGCTTGCTATTGCAGGATTTACCAAGGAAGATGTCAGTGTTTCAGTAGAAGATGGAACGCTTATCATTAAGGGTGAAATTGTAGAGGTTACAGATGCAGAAATTGTTCACAAGGGTATTGCTGGTAGAAAGTTCGTCAGATCTTTTGCTCTAGGTGAATACATGGAAGTATCTGGTGCAGAGCTAAAGGACGGCATGCTACATATTAATGTTGATCGCATTGTTCCAGAAGAAAAAAAGCCTAAAGCAATTAAAATCAAGTAAGGTATAATAGAAATCTGCACCCCGTCACTGGGAAGTCGCAGATAGCGGGCCGTTACCCGCAGGATGGACCTGAGTATGTCCCGAAACTGCTCATTATAATTAAAGGATAAAAATGCCAGTATACGAATACAAATGTTCATACGATGATGCACATCCAACAATGTCAGTACATAGATCTATTAATGATAATGATCCAGGATACACATGCGTAGAGTGTGAAGCAAATATGACAAGACACTTTACACCGTTCGGCATACAGTTTAAAGGTAACGGGTTTTATAAAACAGACAATCCTAAATAGTTCAATGATATAATTAACTAAGCAGACATAGTGTTTGTTTAGGAGTTATAGTTGACTAGGACTAAAGCATGGAGATTATCATTAGCATTCATTTTAATGTTTGGATGGCTATTTCTCACACCTGCTTATAGCGATGATCCACTTTCAGTTGCCGCTGAAGAGATAGCAGAACTAAACGAAAAGGTAACAAATCTTACAGAAGAGGCAGATACTAGAGCCTTAATAGATATAGCAGAAGACAAATACGATGCAGCAGTAGCATCAAAATCTGCTAGGGATAGCGCATATGCTGCATATAATGAGGCGGTAGAAGCAGAAACAACAGCATTGTCTGAAAAAACAACAGCTCAATCAGCAGTAGATGGGCAAACGGTAACAGTTGCTACAGCCTTAGAAGATAAAAACGATGCTCAAGATGTATTAGATATAGCAAACATAAATCTACAAACAACGCAATCTACTGTTCAATCCGCTGGTAATCAGGGACTGGAATATACTGTTTATACCTTATTAAGAAATGGTAGCCAAGCAGTGACTGGATCTGTTATATGTACTGGTATATGGAATTCAAATTCAATGAACCTCCCAGTTTGCGGATATTACGAAGATATCATTGTTAAGTTTACTGGAAAAATTACAGTTCCTTCAGACTGGACTTCAGTATATTTTGCAGGATATACAGATGATGGTTTTAGGATGTATGTGGACGGAAACCTTGCCGTTGATAACTGGGTAGAACAAGGATCGACATGGAGTCCTTACTCACCAGTTTATGATGTTAGTCAAGATAAAACTTTAGATGTAGAAATATGGTGGTATAACGGTGGCGGCCCAGGCTCGTATCACCTTGGCTGGTCAATTCCAGGCGGGTGGACTGGTGCGGGATGTGCTTATACTGGAGGATGGGGTATAGGATTTAGTTGTAATTTAAATACATTTTCTTATGGCGTAGGTGCAACGCAATCACAAATTGATGCATACAATGCAGCAATAACTGCACAGGCGACGGCACAGACAGATTACAATACTAAGCTTGCTACATACAATACAGCAAATTCTACATTAACCACATACAGTCAAACATTAACAACTAAGACTAATACCTATAATACTGCAGTAACAAATACAGCAAATGCATTAGCTGCTAAAAATAATACACAGTCAACTTATGATCAATCTATTATTAATTTAAATAATGCAATAGATGATGCATGGGAATTATATAATGAAACTTGGCAATTTGAAGAACAACAAAGAGTTGCTGCAGCAATAGCTGCTGCTATGGCAAATCAACCGCAGCCAACTCCAGATGCAACAACTGATCCTACGCCTGAACCTTCTCCTGAGCCATCACCTGAACAAACTGAACCAGACGATTCCACTCCAACTCCAGATTCTGAAACCACAGATGAACCGACACCAGATCCAACTCCTGAGACAGAGCCCACTGATGAGCCTTCACCAGAGCCTTCACCTCAGCCATCGGATATAGATCAAGAGCCAACTCCTGAACCAGAGCCAACTCCTGCTGAACCTTCTGAAGAACCATCTACCAATACTATCACAGAAGAGACAGCAAACCTAATTGCAGATTTAACAAGCAAAGATACATTAACTAAATTAACTCCAGAACAAAAAGCGGCTGTTGCGGAAGGACTTGGAATTAGAGCATCAGAAATAGCAAAGGTGGCAGCATTAGCTGCTACTGATAAAAATTTAGCAACAGCTCTAGAAGAATTCGGTGATAGAATTAAAGAAAACGCTAGTGCTCCAATGCCATATACATTAGCAGATGCAACAACAGAGGTTGCCACAGAAGCATTTTTATCAGACCCAATTGGAGCTATTACGGATATTGATTTTGAGAAATTATTTAGCCCATCAGAATGGGGTAAAGATATGACGGATGATCAAAGAGAAAAAGCACAAGAGGTTGTAGTGCCAGTAATTATTGCAGGAAATATAGTGGCAGCAGCCATGACAAGGAGGATATAATGAAAATAATTAAAGGTTTCTTTAATTGGATATGGGAAGCAGTAAAGGAAAGCATAGCCCAACTATGGACCCTCCTTGGGTTCTTTATAGCCTGGCTAACCCTTACAGGGACAGCACAGGATGTAGTCGGCATAGCAACAGTAATAGTCACTGTAATTTGGCTAATTACCATACCTCTCAGAAAAGACGAAGAATAAGGTATAATAGAGGTATGAAAAGAATAACTGCTATTGCTTTATCAGGGCTATTAATGCTATCATTAACTAGCTGCGGATATCAAGGTTTTTACAGATACCCATGCCAAAACCCTGATAATTGGGAAAAAGCTGAATGCAATCCTCCAATTTGTGAAGCGACAGGCACATGCACTAAAGATGTAATTGGTAAAGATCCAATTGCAGAAGACAAGACGGGTACACCAAATGGCTAAAGAAAGACTAAGTCCACAGGATCTAGATGCTAGATTAAAATTTATTTTAGGAATTACATTAGGCACAATTCTTTTGTGCACATCATTGGGCATTCTGTATGCTCTAATTTTCGTAACACAACCAATTGGCGGACAGTCAGAGAACGATAAGATGTTCTTTAATGTGCTTGGTTCTGTTGCAACATTTATTACAGGAACACTTGCAGGCCTATTAATTGGTCAATCTGGTGCTAAGGATATTATGTCAGCACAGATAGCAAATAAAGAAGTAGATGCAAAGAATACACAGGCTGATAAAAAGCTCGAAGCAGAGATTGATGCTACTGCAGCACGACTAGCAGCAAAGCCAGACGGAGCAATGCCAGAAGAGCAACCAGTAGACACAGATTGGGATAAAGACTAATGGCAGACCAAGGTACAGCAGCACGTTTAATTGAAGTTGCTACAGCAGAACTAGGAACTATTGAAGGTCCTAAAGATAACGAGACAAAATATGGCGCTTTTATGAAAGCAAACTTTCAGCCATGGTGTGGATCATTTGTTAACTGGTGTGCAAATGAAGCGGGAGTAAAGATTCCTAATACTGTCTACACCCCAGGAGGAGCCGCAGCATTTAAGAAGGCTGGGGCATGGATCGATGGAGACATTGCAGATCCAGAGCCAGGAGATATTGCCTATTTTGATTTCCCATCAGATGGCGTCGATAGAATTTCTCACGTTGGAATTGTTGTAAAAGACAATGAAGATGGAACTGTTTGGTGTATTGAAGGAAACACTTCTTCAAAGAAAAAAGGAAGCCAAAGAAACGGTGGAGAGACTTGCAAACAACTTCGTGCTTATAAGAAGAACAAGGCTGGAGTAATGATTTCAATCGTAGGATTTGGTCGCCCAAAGTTTAAGGGTTCATCTGCTACATCTGCTCCAGCAAAAAAGACTGCTAAATCTCAGCCAAAAGTTTGCCCAACCTGCGGTAAGTAATGAATACCTACAGGGTTAAGTTAGAAGTAGAAGCAGAAGTAGAGGCTTTTAACGAAACTGACGCCAAAGACTATGTATCAGACATATTTAATATCGACGATGAAATTAAAAAAGTTAATATAATTAAAATAACAGAAAAAAACAAATAAAATCCTTGACAGAGCCGTAGTTTTTAATGTATAATAATACAAGAGACTGCGGTTTCTTCTTTGGCTCATAGCTCAGCAGGCAGAGCGGGAAGCTGTTAACTTCTAGGTCCTAGGTTCGAGTCCTAGTGGGCCAGCAAAGCAATCTAGGCGGACTTACTAGATAGGAAAGAAATGCTTAATCTTACACTTAAAGGTGTAGAGGTTTTTATGAAAAGATCAAAGACAAAAAATCAAGAATCTTTTTGGGAAAACTATGATTTACTAATTTGGAAACAGTCTGCAGGCGGATTTACTGATGTAAAGGGTATGTTCCGAAAGAATCAATGGGGAGTTACAGAGAGAATTCCTGTTAACGAAAACGGAATATGGAAGTTGCCAGCAAAATATGTCAGACATTTTAAATGAATTAGGCGTAGATGAAGATGATCTTGATTGGTTCCACCTTGGTATTTGTAGGGGGATGGACACAAATTTATTCTATGATAAATATGAAGCAGATATAAATATAGCAAAAAGTATTGATGAGGCTTGCCTTTCTTGCCCCGTTTCAAAGATGTGTTACCAAGCTGGGGTAAAAAATGATGAGCAAGGAGTATGGGGCGGGATCTACTTAAACTCTGGAGCAATAGATAAATCAAGGAATGTACATAAGACAGCAGATGTTTGGAAAAGGATAAGGTCTAAAAATGGAATTCATAAATAAAGATAAGAACCATTTTAAATATGGAATTAACCAATGGACTGGAGAACCCAACAAACCAGTGTTCTACAACAAAGTAATGGCCGATGCAGTACGAGGTATAAAAAGACCAGTGACTGGCTTGCAAATGGATATTGTAAAGTATCCTGAGTTTCTTTGCTTAAGGCTATATGAAGATAACTTTATTCAGTTTACTGGAAATAAAAAGGAAATGGTTATTGACTATCTTCAAAAAGTTAAAAAAGTAATTGAATCTTACGGGGTAAGATGTGAACTAGAAGGCGTACCCAGCCAAAATGTACTAGGAAAAGGAATCTAAATTGGAAAAAATATTGTGTTATTGCTGCAACAAAAGCAAGAATAAGCTTTCTGTAAAGAAATCATCATTGCTCCCAATTAATCTATTTCTGTGTGAAACATGCATAGCTAATAAATTTGAGCCACGATGGGTTATTATTCTATCTGGTAGGCAACTAGGGCCAGAAGCAGTAAAAGAATTTATTGTTAAAAAGAGATATATCGGCGCTGATATTGCCGCTTCAGAACTGTTTGTTTAACTCTTAATTAGCACTTATTTCACGGTATAATTAGTTTATCATGGAAATAAACTACTTATCTGTCGTAATGGCTATATCTGCCGCTCTTGTTTCTGGTATGGGAACAGCGCTTGTGGCGGGATTTAGAGACAACAAAAAAGAAAGAATAAGGCGTTCTGAGCGTGAGCAAGACCATTTAAAATTAGACTTAAGAGATCTTAAAATAGAGTTGTATAAGATTGAAAAAGAACTAAATGAATGGAAAGATAAGT